AGATGTCCAAATGTCTGCACAAGGCCGCGACCGAGGGCGACGCCAAAGCGGCGCTGGCGATCCTCCAGCACTCACACGGCTGGGTGGCCAAGCAGTCCATCAGCATCGATGTTGACCAGCGCATCAGCATCGTCGGCGCATTGCGCCAAGCCGAGTCAAGAATCGTAAACATGGGTACAATAGACGAAGCCCCGCAACGCGGAAACGATGCAGGGCTTCTGATCAACAACCGTGAAAAGGACGGCGATGACTCACTCAAGTTTAACGCAAGAACGGCTGAAGACGCTGTTGAATTACGACGCTGAAACTGGCGTGTTCACCAACAAAACGCTTCGCACCCGCGCAAAAATAGGCCAGCCAGCAGGCGCATTGACATCGGAAGGCTACACGGCTTTTCAGATAGACGGTCAAAAAATATACGCCCATCGGGCTGTTTGGCTGTATGTGTACGGCAAATGGCCTGAAAATGAAATAGACCATATAAATCAAAATCGAAACGACAATCGGTTGTGCAACTTGCGTGAAGCCAATAGATTTGCCAACGCGGCCAATACAGGTAAGCACTCAACAAATACTTCAGGACATAAAGGCGTTACCTTTCATGCCCGAAATAAAAAATGGCAAGTTCAGATGCGTTCGCGCAACAAGACGTTTTATATTGGACAATACGAACTGCTTGCAGACGCTGTTCAAGCGCGCGCAATAGCTGAGATATTCCTTCATAGGGCGGCATAAATGCAATCGACCATCTACAGCGCGGAAGACGAAACGGAATTGATGGCCAGACTTTGGAGTCCAGCCATTAAGGACAACCCGCTGGCGTTTGTAATGTTTGCGTTTCCTTGGGGTGTCAAGGGTACACCGCTGGAAAACTTCCAAGGCCCGCGCAAATGGCAGCGCGAGGTGCTGCTGGATGTGGCCGAGCATATAAAGATAAATCAGGGCAAACTGGACTTCGACGTATTGCAAGAGGCAATATCGTCTGGCCGTGGTATTGGTAAGTCGGCGTTGGTCAGTTGGCTAACTATCTGGATGGTGGCCACACGAATCGGTTCGACGACCATCATCTCGGCCAACTCGGAAAGCCAGCTCAGATCAATCACATGGGCCGAGATCACAAAATGGCTGGCAATGTCGATCAACAGCCACTGGTTTGAGGTCAGTGCCACCAGAGTGATGCCCGCCAAGTGGCTGACCGAACTGGTCGAACGCGATTTGAAGAAAGGCACACGCTACTGGGGCGTCGAAGGGCGGCTGTGGTCAGCGGAAAACCCCGACGCGTACGCTGGCGTACACAACTTTGACGGTGTTTTGGTGATTTTTGACGAAGCCAGTGGTATTGACGACTCCATTTGGGCCGTTACTGGTGGTTTTTTCACAGAAAACACGCCAAATCGCTTCTGGATGGCTTTCAGTAACCCACGGCGCAACACTGGGTACTTTTACGAAGCGTTTAACAGCAAACGCGAGTTTTGGCGCACAAAAGTGGTGGACGCGCGCACGGTCGAGGGTACCGACAAGGCGGTCTATCAGCGGATTATTGATGAGTATGGGCCAGACTCGGCGCAGGCGCACGTCGAGGTGTACGGTCAGTTCCCCAACGCGGGCGACGACCAGTTCATCGGGGCTGACATCGTGGACGACGCGATGAAGCGGGCGAAGTATCAGGATCAGTCAGCGCCAATCGTGATCGGCGTAGACCCCGCACGGTTTGGGGCGGACGCCACGGTCATCGCGGTGCGGCAGGGGCGGGACATCGTAAAGATCATGCGGCACAGGGGCGACGACACCATGACGGTGGTCGGTCATGTGATCGAAGCGATTGAGGAGTTCAAGCCGACGCTGACCGTGATCGACGAAGGTGGCTTGGGTGCGGGCATCGTGGATCGGTTGAAGGAGCAACGGTACAAGATTAAGGGCGTGAACTTCGGGAATAAGGCGAAGAACCCGATCATGTACGGCAACATGCGGGCTCAGATGTGGGGTGACATGCGCGAGTGGCTGAAAACTGCGGCGATTCCAAACGACAGGTTCTTGAAGACGGACTTGATTTCGCCTATGATGAAGCCTGACTCGAAAGGGACGATTTTCTTGGAGAGCAAAAAAGACATGAAGTCGCGTGGGTTGGCGTCACCGGACGCTGCCGACGCAATTGCTGTTACATTTGCGTTTCCTGTAGCACATCGACAATATGTTGAGCCGACCCGCCGCGTGAACGCGCAAGGCAGTGGGGTCAACGCATCATGGATGGGGAGTTAAATGAAGAAGACGGTATCTCTGTCAGTAGGTCGAGGCGAGAAACTGCCCACGTCCAAGGGCGCTGGTTTGACGGCCAAAGGGCGCGAGAAGTACAATCGTGAAACTGGCTCTAACCCTAAAGCGCCAGCACCGAACCCTAAGACCAAGGCAGATCAAGGGCGCAAGGATTCATTTTGTGCAAGAATGGGCGCTGTAGCGGCCAACGCCAAAGACGGCGAACGCGCCAAAGCAGCCCTTAAAAGATGGAAGTGTTGATATGGCGACTAAACCTGGACTTTACGCTAACATCCACGCAAAGCAGGCCCGCATTAAAGCAGGTTCTGGCGAGAAGATGAACAAGCCTAGCAGCAAGAACGCGCCAACGGCCAAAGACTTTAAAGAGTCAGCTAAAACTGCGAAGAAGAAATAATGCCGCTCGTTAAATCCAAATCGCCCGAAGCCTTCCGCAAAAACATCAAGGCCGAAGTTGCTGCTGGCAAGCCAGTCAAGCAAGCGGTCGCAATTGCTTACAGCGTCAAGCGCGAAGCAGAAAAGAAGAAAAAATAATGGCAGATTACACAGGCATCGCCGCAGCAGGTGCTGTGGCCAACGGTGGAGATAAGAAGACTGAATCCAGTATCTTGTCCACCGCGCGCACCCGTCTCAACATGGCGATTGGGGCGTTGTCTGAATCCCGTGAAGATGAGATCGACGATTTAAAGTTCTACGCTGGCTCACCCGACAATCGCTGGCAGTGGCCAGCGGACGTGTTGGCCACCCGTGGCGCTGTGCAAGGCCAAACGATCAACGCCAGACCGTGTCTGACGATCAATAAGTTACCCCAGCACGTAAGACAGGTGACCAATGACCAAAGGCAGAACCGCCCAAGTGGCAAGGTTATTCCAGCCGATGACCACGCAGACATCGAAGTCGCCGAAATCTTCAACGGCATGGTCAGACACATCGAATACATCAGCGATGCTGACGTCGCGTACGATACAGCGTGTGAAAACCAAGTCTCCTACGGCGAAGGTTACATCCGCATCCTGACCGAATACTGCGACGAAAACACGTTTGACCAAGACATCAAGATTGGCCGTGTACGCAACTCATTCAGCGTCTACATGGATCCAACGATCCAAGACCCGACCGGCGCGGATCAACAATGGTGCTTGATCACTGAAGACATCCCCAAAGACGAATACGCCCGCAAGTACCCTAATTCAGCGCCCATCACCACACTGCAATCGCTGGGTGTGGGCGACCAAAATCTGAACCAATGGCTCACCGAAGACACCGTGCGGGTGGCTGACTACTACTACCTTGACTACACCAAGGAAAAACTTAACCTGTACCCTGGAAATGTGACCGCTTTTGAAGGCACACCAGAAGACAAACAACTGAAAGAAATCTATGGAAAACCTAAAAAATCTCGTCAATCTGATCGTGTCCAAGTTAAATACTGCAAGATTAACGGCTATGAAATTCTTGAAGAACGCGATTGGGCGGGGAAATACATCCCCGTAGTTCGCATCGTCGGCAATGAATTTGAAGTTGATGGCCGCTTGTATGTCTCCGGCTTGGTGCGTAACGCCAAAGATGCCCAGCGCATGTACAACTACTGGACAAGCCAAGAAGCAGAGATGCTTGCCCTTGCACCCAAGGCACCATTCATCGGCTACGGTGGCCAGTTTGAAGGCTACGAAAACCAGTGGAAGACTGCCAACACGACCAACTGGCCGTATTTGGAAGTCAACCCAGACGTGACCGACGGCCAAGGCGCGGTGTTGCCGTTGCCTGCACGTGCCCAACCACCAATGGCCTCCAGCGGCCTGTTGCAAGCCAAAGCTGGTGCATCTGAAGACATCAAAGCGTCTACCGGCCAATACAACGCATCTTTGGGTATGACATCCAATGAACGCTCAGGCAAAGCCATTTTGGCTCGCCAGCGCGAAGGCGACGTGGGCACTTACCATTATGGTGACAACTTGGCCCGTGGTGTGCGACACATTGTGCGTCAGTTGGTGGACTTGATCCCCAAGATTTACGACACCCAGCGCGTGGCCCGCATCATCGGCATCGACGGTGAAACCAAGATGGTCAAGTTGAACCCTGACCAGCCGGAAGCCGTTCGCAAGATTACTGATCAGAACAACCCTGACATTGTGATCGACAAGATTTACAACCCCAACGTCGGCAAGTACGATGTGGTGGTGGCCACTGGCCCAGGCTACGCGACCAAGCGCCAAGAAGCCTTGGAAGCAATGGCCCAACTGTTGCAAGGCAATCCACAATTGTGGCAAGTGGCCGGTGACCTGTTCGTCAAAAACATGGATTGGCCAGGCGCGCAAGAGATGGCCAAACGGTTTGCCAAGACCATCGATCCTAAGCTCATGGAAAACGGCGACAAGCCACCAGAGTTGCAAGCCGCTGAACAGCAGATGCAAGCAATGGGCCAAGAGCTTGACCAACTGCATGAGATGCTTAAAAACGTCGGCAAGTCCATCGAAGCGCAAGAAATGCAACGCAAAGATTTTGAAGCCGAAGTTAAAATGTACGAAGCCGAAACCAAGCGAATTGCTGCGGTGCAGGCTGGCATGACTGAGCAACAGATTCAAGATATTGCAATGGGTGTGGTCGCTGCGGCGATGGAATCGCAAAATATGATGAATGAAATGCCTGAGATGCCTCAACAAGAGATGATGCCTGAAGAAGAAATGATGCCACCTGAACAACAAATGGGAATGCCACAATGAAAGCCGCTGATTTTTTAGGTGTGCTGTTTCTAGCACGGGACGTGACGCACAGCGTTCACTTGAACACCCGCAGTTTCAGCAAGCACGAAGCACTTAACATTTTTTACGACCGAATCATTGACGCGGCAGATGATTTTGCTGAAGCCTACCAAGGCCGTCATGGTTTGATTGGCCCCATCACTTTGCATTCAGCAAGCAAGACTTCCAACATCATTGAGTTTTTAGAAAGCTCGTTGGCTGAAATCGAAGGTGCTCGGTATAAGGTTGCAGACAAAACAGATTCGTCATTGCAACAACTTATCGATAACATCGTTGAGATTTATCTTCGCACACTCTACAAACTCAAATACTTGGCATAAGGACACATCATGGCAAATTTTGCACAAATCACAGCGACCGCCAACATCAAACCGATGGCGGGCAAGCTCAAAGGTATTTTTGTCAGCGCGGCTTCTTCCACGCCAACTATCACGGTTTATGACTCTGCCGCTGCGACCACAACTCGGACTGTTCTGAGTGTGTTCACTCCCGCCGCTGCCACATCGTATGTGTTCCCTCTTGACGGTATTTACGTCAACAGTGGCATTTACGTGGTAATTTCGGGTACAGTGTCAGCAACGATCATTTTCGAATAATCAAAACCCGTACTGGTGCGGATCACCAGGGAGTCTTAGGATTCAAAAATGACTGAAGAAGTCCAACAACCCTTAGCGGAAGTAGACTCCGC